GAGCTAATACAAATATTAGTTTATTACAGCAAAGTGTTTTAAGTGCTGAAGATTTAGCAAATAATAATTTTATTACTGCTAATAGTACTGTAACACAAACTGAAATTATTAATTGGGCACATACTAATCTCGGTGGAGATGAAGCAGCAGCAGATTTAATATCTTATGCTGAAACAAAATTAGCTGATTCAATATATTTGGCTGATGGCACATCGGATTACGACTTTAGTACTAACCCACTTTAGGAATTAAATATGAAACAAGAAAATAGAGATAACGTTTTTGAACAACTAAAAATTGACGAAGGTGTTGTATACGAAATATACAAAGACCATCTCGGCTATCCTACATTTGGTGTAGGTCATTTAGTATTAGATTCAGACCCAGAGTTTGGTGCTGATGTCGGTACACCAGTTGACGAAGACAGAGTCAAAGATTGTTTTGATAAGGATTTAGAAATCGCTATCAGTGAGTGTCATGCTCTTTATACTGAAGAATCATTTAATGATTTTCCTGGCGAAGTTCAAGAGATTCTTGTTAATATGATGTTTAATATGGGACGTACTCGTTTAAGTAAGTTCAAAAAATTCAATGCTGCATTACACGAAGGTGACTGGGCAGAAGCCGCAGTTGAAGGACGTGATAGTAGATGGCATAAACAAGTGACCAACAGAGCGGAGCGCTTGATGGTCAGGATGGAACAAGTTTAATAAATAAACCAAACAATACTTTATACGGAACTAAAATGGCAATAGAAAAAATTATCCAAGCTGCTATTGATAATAATCCTTTAAAGCTTAAAGAAGCTTTTGAAGACGAAATGAATGGTCGTTTACGAAGTGCTTTACAAGAAGCAGTTAGTAATATGAATGAAGATGATAGGTTTGGTGACACTGATAAAGTTACAATTGAATATAAAGGTAATGATGAGCGGCGCAAAGAAGAAGCAGAAAGATATGGAATTAAAATTGGCGCGCCAAGACAGAGAGATGGAAAATCTATCGTAACTGGTGACCATGATAAAGTTGCTAAATATTTAGCAAAACATTACGGTTCCGAAGAAAAAGCCAAAGAAAAACATCCAAGAGTTTTCAAGTCTGATGATGACAGTGGCGACAGCGAATTTAAACCAGTAGCTATTCAAGTAGGTGGCTCAGGAAATCTTCAAAAGATATTTGACGCTATGAACGAACAAGGTGAAGTAGGTTTAGATGAAATGTTAGGATTTGAGGGCGGAGGTGATGCCGATGTCCGTGGGGAAACTGTTTTTTATCCAGACTCAGAAGTAGATGAAAATGGTTTAAAAGAAATTATAAAGAAATGTGATTACCGAACTAAACTATCAAATTACACTGCAAAGCGTATAGCTGCACATATAAACAACGGTGGTAAAGTTAATAGCTGGGAGCCTAGCGAAGACGATACACAAAACATCGGCTATGATGCAATATATTACAATGGCTTGCTTGAAAATGTAATTAAGCCTAGTGGTTCAGGTTTAACATATAGAGCCAAATTAAGTTAAAAAAAGGAGAAATAGAGATGTCTATTGAAAAAATTATAGCTGAAGCAATTGAGAACAATCCGCTTAAGCTAAAAGAAGCATTCGAAGATGAAATGAATGTGCGTATTCGTGCTGCTCTTGAAGAAAAGTACAAAGAAATGACTTCTGAAGAAGAGGAAGTTGTTGCTGAGGAAACTGAAGAGCTCGTTGAAGAAGACGAAGATGAATCTGATGAAGAAGAATCTGACGATGACGACGAAGAAGAGGATTTCGACGAAGCCGCTTGTGTCAAAGAAATGAAAAAGAGACACGCTGATGGCGAGAAAAAAGGCGATATCATCAAAGCTGTAAAAGAAAAGTACGGCTGTTCTGAAGCTAAGTGCAACGAATTATACGCTTCTAACTGCGGTTAATACCGCACCATGTGGTCATGGATAAAAGCTTGGTGGTTTGGTAAGTCTTATACTATTACAGTATCTTATGACACCAAGTTTGGAAATGTTGATGATAAGAAATATCTGGGTGTGCGGAAGATTAAAAAATCTACTTGGAAAGAGCTTATCTTTGTAACTGCGGACAAAAAGCTGGTCTCCGTACGGTCAGCTAGTGGTCTGTTCTATAGAATTGAGGAAGAATAAATGTATCAAATATTAATAGGAATTATTTTAATCCTTGGTGGTGCATCTTATTACTTATTCGACCAAAACCAAACTCTAATAGGAAATAACGCAAAGTTAGAGCTTGCTGTTGAAGAACAAAAGCAAGCTATCGAAGCTATTAGAGAGTCATACGAAAAACAAGGTGAAGCACTCAATAATATGAGTCGTGCTAATGCTGCTATTGAAGCAGAAAAAGAACGTTACCTTGAAATTTTTAAAAGACATAATCTTAACTTACTAGCAATTAAAAAACCTGGTCTGATTGAGAGTCGTATCAATAATGGTACAAAAGAAGTATTTGAGGGATTAGAAAATGATAGCAAGAACATTACTGTTAGCGCTACTGACGACAACAATAATTAGTGGTTGTTCTTTACTACCACAAAAGAAAATTGAAATAGTCAGTAAACCTGTCCCTATTAATATAATCCAACCAGAATTACCAAGACCAATTAATTTAGCTGATGTTCAGATGAGTGTTGTATCTGAAGCAGTTATTGTTAATCCTTGTAAACGTTCTATTCCGTTTGACCCACCTCAGTACGATGATAAAGGTGCTGAAAAACTCAAACGTCCTAAAGCGTGTGATTTAGAGGATAGAGAGAATCCAACATGGCCAGTCGGCTATACATATCTCGATAGATTCCTCGATGAAAATAAAATTGCACAAGGTGGTGACATAGTTTTCGTAGCAACTACGATAAAAGACTATGAAATAATGACAGCAAATTTCCAAGAGCTTCGTAGGTATATCAGAGAGCTCGGAGAAGTCATTGTTTATTATCGTAAGGTAACCACCAATGACAAAGAAGAAAAGGCAGCTGAGTCAAAACCAGTTGACCAGTAGACCACTTAGTCACCTTTCATCAGAAAATAAATCTTAATTAATATCATTCTAATAAGATTAACTTATAAATAATAGTTGACAAAACTATGAAGCTGTGATATAATAACCCATATTAGGAGACAGCGTGTCAGACGAACTCAATCATGTCAAAACCGACATTGCGCTAATTAAAAACGACATCAAACAAATCGAAAGATTTTTTGATAAAGTTGACGAAGCTATGGACCAAATGGTCAACATTAGTCAAGATATTGCGGTGCAACAAAACGTGTTAGAGACATTTGAGAGCAAGTTAAATACAGTTGAAAACAAAATAGATACACAAGCGCGCATTAATGTTGAATCGCGATTTGCTTTTAAAGAAGAGCTTGACGAGCACAAATATAGATTTAAAGAAGCTATGACAGATGGAATGAATCAAGCACAATCTGCTCACCAAGAATATAACTTAAAACAAAGAGAATGGATGGAAGAGCGCTCAGAACGAACACTTACAGCTATTAATACATTGACAAAAGAATTAAATATTAAAATTGATGAACAAGATAGACGTATCCGTAATTTAGAAAATTTAAAATGGTGGTTACTTGGTGCAGTAGCTGTAGTCACTGCTGGTGCCAATATGTTTATAGATATGATGACTGGTAAATAATGGTTGACAAATGCCACCAAACGTGTTATAATAACACAAATTAATTAAACAGACTTAAACACTTATATTATGATTGATTTCGTTGACGTACAATACGCACAATCTCTTGCAGGTCGCATGGAGAGATTTAAAGTAACGCGTACAAATCCTTATAGAATTAACTTCCGTTGCCCATTGTGTGGTGACAGTCAAAAGTCTCGTACAAAAGCAAGGGGTTGGCTGCTTGAGAAAGACAACAACTTTCACTACTATTGTCACAACTGTGGTGCAAGTCATTCCTTTTCCTACTTTCTCAAGTTAGTCGACCCTCTTGCATTCAAAGACTATACCTCAGAAAAATTTATAAACAAAACAAGACCAAAAGATAAATTAACAGTTCTTGAGAAGACAAAATTTGAAGCCCCAAAATTTGACAATAAGGCAGCGATAAAAAGTATAAAAAAAGTATCTCAACTGGACTATAACCATTTTGCCAAAATATATATACAAAAGAGGGTAATTCCTTCAGAGCAACATTATCGCATATATTACACCCCAAAATTTAAAACTTGGGTTAATACTATTATACCGGATAAATTTGCTAATACTGATAGAGATGAACCTCGTTTGGTAATTCCATTCTTCGATAAAGACAAGAAGATGTTTGGAGTATCAGCTAGATGTTTTAAACCTGACTCTAGCTTAAGATACATTACAATTATGTTTGAGGATAAACCGAAGATATTCGGCCTCGATGTTGTCGACTTTAACCAACAATATTTTGTGGTTGAAGGTGCAATAGATTGTATGTTTTTAAAAAATGCAGTTGCTATGGCAGGTGCTGATGGAAATACTGAAGCTTTAAATAATGTAGATAAAAACGCAGTATTCGTTTTTGACGCAGAACCTCGCAATAAAGAGATTCACAAAAGAATGGAAAAAATCATTGACAAAGGCTATTCAATCTGTATTTGGCCAAATGATTTACCAGGAAAAGACATTAATGAAATGGTCCTTAATGGCCATAAGAATATTGAAGAAACAATTAGAAATAACGTTTATAAGGGACTCGAAGCAAAGATGAAATTTAATTTTTGGAAAAAATCATAATGGCATCACTTCTCTTATCCACCTTTTCATTCTTCCACCATAAAAGAAATAACTAGGAGAGTAGTATGCAATATTGCGGCATAGAAATCGACAATAAACGGAATAAAATTTTATCAGAACAATCACTCAAATTATTACAAGACTACTATTGTAGAGAAGACGAAAAGTCACCTCAACAAGCTTTTGCTCGAGCTGCAGCATGTTTTAGTAATGGTAACAACAAATTAGCACAACGAATATATGATTATGTTTCACAAGGCTGGTTTATGTATAGTTCTCCAGTATTGTCGAATGCTATCCTTAAAGGTGAAGAAGTTAAAGCACTACCAATTTCTTGTTTCCTAAGCTATGTGCCAGATACACTTGATGGTTTAATTGACCATACAAATGAGTTAAGATGGCTATCAGTAAAAGGTGGCGGAGTTGGTGGGCATTGGTCAGACATCAGAGCAGTATCTAAGAAAGCTCCTGGTCCTATGCCATTCCTACACACAGTCGACGCAGACATGGTTGCATATCGACAAGGGCGAACAAGAAAAGGTTCTTATGCAGCTTATATGGATGTTGACCATCCAGACATTATTGAATTTATTAACATGAGGATTCCTACTGGTGATGTTAACCGTAAAAATCTGAACCTACATCACGCGGTCAATATAACAGATGACTTTATGAAAGCCGTTGAAGCTGGTACAGACTGGAACCTTCTAGACCCTAATGATAAGACTATCAGAGAAACCATTAAGGCTCGTAAGTTATGGGAACTCATTTTAGAAACAAGATATCGTACAGGTGAGCCTTACTTAAATTTCATTGACACAGCAAACCGTGCATTACCTGACGCACAAAAAGCAATGGGCATGACCATTAAGGGGTCTAATCTATGCAACGAAATCCACCTTGTCACCGATGAAAAACGCACAGCAGTTTGTTGTTTATCATCTGTCAATTTAGAAATGTATGACGAATGGAAAGATACAAATATGGTAAAAGACCTTATTGTATTTTTAGATAATGTATTACAATTCTTTATTGATAATGCTGGTGATGAGATTAGTAAAGCTCGTTATAGTGCTGAACAAGAAAGGTCACTCGGTTTAGGAGCTATGGGATTACACTCATATTTTCAAAAGCATTTAGTACCTTTTGATAGTGATGAAGCTATAGCAATTAACGAAATCATATTTAAAGACATTAAAACAAAAGCACTTGAAGCAACTATGACTATGGGTAAACAACGAGGTGAAGCACCAGATATGGTAGGCACCGGCCGTCGTAATGCTCACATGTTAGCGATCGCTCCAAACGCAAATAGTTCTATGATTGTAAACACTTCACCAAGCATCGAGCCTTGGAAAGCTAATGCATTTACTTCAAGAACAAGGGTGGGAAGTCACCTAAATAAAAATCCATATCTCGAGAGAGAATTGGAAGCAATTAATAAAAATACCGAAGAAGTTTGGTCGTCAGTTATTACAAATGGCGGCAGTGTACAACATTTGGATTTTTTAAGTAATCGTGTTAAGGAAGTATTCTTAACAGCAATTGAATTAAATCAGTTGGCTCTTATCAGACTAGCAGGAGACAGACAGAAGTACCTATGCCAAGGACAATCTCTAAACATATTCTTCCCTGCAGGAGCAGATAAAGCAACTCTTCATAAAGTTCACTATGAAGCTTGGAAACAAGGAACAAAAGGACTATATTATTTAAGAACAGAAACATCTAATAGAGCAGAGAATGTATCACAGAAAGTTGAAAGAGAAAAGTTAGATGATATTATTAACCCAGACGCAGTAAATTTTTCAAACGGACAAGAGGAAAATCAAGATGAGTGTGTCGCCTGTCAAGGATAAAAAGATGGACGTAACAATTTATACAAAATCAAACTGTCCTTTTTGCGAAAAGGCCAAAGCATGGTTTAAGCAAAGAGGATTTACATATACACAAATATTGCTCGATGACGAAGAGCAAAGATTAGCATTTTATCAAAGAGTAAGTAATGGTCGTCAAGTAAGAAGTGTACCACAAATTTTTATTGACGATAAACATATTGGAACATATAATGACCTTATGGCTATTGCAGATACTCTTGTTAAGAAGCAAGGTGGTCTGTTAGAGTTTTCAGAAACATATAAGCCTTTTCATTATCCATGGGCTGTAGAAATTACAACAAGACATGAAAAAGCACATTGGATTGAAGATGAGTTAGATTTATCAGAAGATGTAGCTGATTGGAAAGGTGGAAAGATTACACCAGTTGAAAAAGAGTACATTACAAATATCTTAAGATTATTTACTCAATCTGATGTTGCTGTAGGTCAAAACTATTACGACCAATTTATTCCTAAGTTTAAGAATAATGAAATTCGTAATATGCTTGGGTCATTTGCAGCTCGTGAGGGTATCCACCAGAGAGCTTATGCATTATTAAATGAAACCCTTGGACTACCTGATAGTGAATACCACGCGTTCTTAGAATATTCAGAAATGGCAGATAAGATTGACTATATGAGAAAAGCTGATACAGCAACATTACGTGGTCTTGGTTTATCATTAGCTAAATCAGTATTCAACGAAGGTGTTGCACTCTTTGCTTCTTTCGTAATGCTATTAAACTTCCAGCGTTTCGGTAAAATGAAAGGTATGGGTAAAGTAGTTGAGTGGAGTATTCGTGATGAATCTATTCACGTTGAAGGTAACTCAAAATTATTTAAAGCATTTGTAAAAGAACATAGTCGTGTTGTTGATAACGATTTTAAGAAAGAAATCTATGAGATGTCAAAAGACATTGTAGACCTTGAAGATAAGTTCATCGAGCTTGCTTACGAAATGGGTGAGATTGAAGGATTAAACAAAGAAGAAGTCAAACAATATATTCGTTATATTACAGACAGACGCTTACTTCAGCTTGGTATGAAACCAAACTTTAAAGTAAAAGATAATCCACTTCCTTGGCTGGAATGGGTGTTAAATGGTGCAGACCATACTAATTTCTTTGAAAACCGTGTAACTGAATATGAAGTTGCTGGATTATCTGGAAATTGGGACGACGCTTACGCAGCATAGAGCATGAAATGATTGATGAAAAGCCTTTTATAGATGTAATTGAAAAACTTAAAGCAAATGGAAATTATAGAGTTTTTAATGATATAGTAAGAACTCGAGGAGAATTTCCAAGAGCAACTTGGTATAGTAAATACTCACCAAAGAACATTATTAATTGGTGCAGTAATGACTATCTTGGTATGGGTCAAAATCAGTATGTTATTGACGCTATGCAAACTGCGTTGGATAAAACAGGTTCAGGTAGTGGAGGTACTCGTAATATTGGCGGTACCTCTCACTATCATGTTACTCTGGAAAATGTATTAGCACAATTACATAAGAAAGAACGAGGGCTCTTATTCACTTCAGCTTATGTAGCTAACGAATGGAGCATGATCGCTCTCAGTCGTATTATTCCAAATATTTGTTTTGTTTCAGATAATAAAAATCATGCATCATTGATTATGGGCATTAAACATAGTCGTGCAGAAAAGATTATTTGGGAACATAATAATATGGAAGCACTCGAAGCTGCATTACATAAAGCACAACACGATGGATTAACTCCATGTATTGTATTTGAATCTGTTTATAGTATGGACGGTGATGTTGCGCCAATAAAAGATATTTGCGATTTAGCAGATAAATACAATGCGATAACCTACATTGATGAAGTTCATGCAGTTGGTTTATATGGTGAAACTGGTGCAGGTTATTGTGAAAAGTTAGGATTATCAGATAGGGTAGATATTATAAATGGAACACTTGGAAAAGCGTTTGGTGGTCACGGTGGTTATATTGCTGGTAACGATATCATTCTCGATGCTATTAGGTCTGTCGCCTCAGGATTTATCTTTACAACTTCGTTAAGTCCTGTTATGTGTGCAGGTAGTATTGCATCAATAAGATATTTAATGGAACACAACGAAGTTCGCGAAACACATCAGCGCAATAGTAAAATTATTAAAGATATGGTAATTGAAGCTGGATTAGAAGTACATCCTGAAGCATGTACTCATATTATTCCTGTAATGGTTGGAGAAGCAAAACGATGTAAAGAAATGTCGGATTATCTTTTAAACAAACATGGAATTTATATTCAGCCAATTAATAGTCCAACAGTTGATGTAGGAACAGAGCGATTAAGAATTACACCAACTCCAATACACACAACAACTATGATGTACGAATTAGTTGAAGCATTAGAGGATACATTCGAACAAATATGAAAGACTTAGTAGCACGTTCAATGACAAAGTTTTTTCGATTCTTTGCTGATACATTCTTTGCTAAAAGATATGGACATCGTGCAGTAGTACTTGAAACTATCGCTGGAGTACCGGGCATGGTTGCAGGTATGTGGATTCATTTAAGAAGTTTACGAAGAATGGAAACAGGATATGGTCCAAAAATACGTGAATTGCTTGCTGAAGCTGAAAACGAAAGAATGCATCTCATGTTCTTTATTGAAATTGCTAAACCAAATTTATTTGAAAGATTATTAATTCTTGCAGCTCAAGCAATATTTTGGAATTTTTATTTTATCATGTACGTATTCTTTCCAAAAACTGCTCATCGCATGGTACACTACTTTGAAGAAGAAGCTGTTCGTAGTTACACAAATTATTTAGAATTAATTGACGAGGGTGTAATACAAGATGTACCTGCACCAGATTTAGCAATACAATATTACAAGATGCCAAGGGATGCAACCTTATATGATATGATTGTAAATGTTCGCGATGACGAAGCGAAGCATGCTCATGTCAATTGGAAATATTCCCTATAAATAATATTATGAAATGGTTAACTTTATTTACGTCCTTAACTCTCGCAGCAACAGCTGCATACTTTAGTATTGTCGGTCTAATGACAATATTTAGTGGTGCTGCATTAAGCATCGCATTTATGGCAAGTGTATTAGAGTTTGGAAAAATTGTATCAGCTGCATGGTTACATTACGAATGGGATAGAATTAACAATTTAGTTCGTACCTATTTTACCACAGCAGTTGTCGTATTAATGTTAATTACATCAATGGGAATTTTTGGTTATCTTTCAAAAGCACATATTGACGCATCGGTTACATCAGATAGTTATAGCCTTGAAGCGAGTATAGTGGATAAAAGATTGGAAGGTAAACAATTACAACTAGACAATCTTACCGGTAGGTTAGAGAGTTTAGATTATGTACTTCAGACAAGTCAACCAAAAGATAGAAACTATGTCAATAAAGTACAAACAACAGAGCGAAACGAAATTAATGCTGAAATTGATATTTTAGTAGATGAAATAGTTGCTCTCAACGAACAAAAAATGCCAATACTAAGACAGCAATTGGACCAAGAGGCAGAATTAGGCCCAGTAAAATATATAGCTGATATGATATACGGTGATGATGCCGAATCATATTATGATAACGCTGTTCGTTGGATTATTTTAACAATTATATTTGTATTTGACCCACTTGCGATTATGTTATTGATAGTATCGACAGCTGCATTTAAACGTGATAGAGAGAAACCTGCAAAACC